TCAGCATCCACAAAAAATAAGTGCGTGAAGTTCCTTTGATCGTTCATAAATCGCGCCGCCACCGCTTCTCTGTTAGCAAAGACATAAGGCCCTTGTTCTATGATAAATCCCATATCAGGATTCGCTTTAAAGAGCTGTATTAGCGTTCCTACTGTTTTGGTTTTGGCATTTTCAAACATTGCCATTCCTAAGCAAATTTTATTCATTTCTTTTTTCTTTTAATCGTTCCATGTTCAAGTCCCTGAAGCAACGCTACTGTTTTGATTGCGTTTGCGTGGCTTTTAGCTACTTGTTTCACAGACCATTTTCCATTCTTGAAATGCATGACTTTTTTTCCTGCGATTTTATAAGGCATCTTTGTATTTTACTATTCTTATCCCCCAAAAATAAAAATCTCCTTGAGCCACACGACACTCCGCGGGAATCATATCGCCAAACGCTCTGGCAAAGTTTAATAATTCTTCTTTGGTCAATTCTAATTCTTTTACACCGGACACAGCGGCTTCCAGAAAAGCTTCACGCGCTTTCGTTGTTGTTAATCCTCCTTCGTAAAAATCGCTAAATGTTATCATTCTAATATCCCTCTAATATCCCTCTAATATCCCTCTAATATCCCTTCTTTCCTTTTTTCATTCGTTTCTGCTTGTTCATCATTTTTTTCATTTCAGAATCTTTCATCATTCTTCCACTTGGCATTTTGTGCTTTGCTTTAGCCGCTTTTTTTCCTGCTTTAGTATAAGGAAATTTCTTTATTTTACCTGCTTTTGTTTTAATCTTTGGCATGTTTTTATTTAATTGCTGTTTGTAATTGCTGTCCAGCCACCGACCTCACCGGTTGTTCCACCGATTGCGCTGGTTCAATTGGTAATTGAGAAGGAGGAGTAGAAGCGTTAAGCGAAGAAATCTCAACAGGTGAAAGATATCCCGTCTGTGAAATCAAACCGTTAAATAGGTACTCCTCGACGGGCGTCAATTTCCGGCCCTGAAGTCCGATAATGAATTTAAGCGCTGTGTCATAGGTAGCCATTACCGCCTGTGTATCTTGTTTTTCATCAGTCGGATCGCATTCAAAGATGCCTTTAAAATCCTTAAAAACATCCTTCCATTTGGTTGTTTTGATTAAAGACGGTGAAATGAACCTTTGATTGCCTTTCTCGTCTAATTTCGCCTGAATTTTACCTTCCAGAGCCATAATATCGGGTTGCTCGGTTATCTTACCGGATAAGACATCATCTATAATTTTTTGGTTTGATTGTTTAATCGCTTCGCCCGGGACAAAAGCCGAGTCAATCTGCTTGATCTGGTGGCTTTCAAGAGTGGCTGATATTTCTTCCGTAGTATCCATTTTCTTTTTGAGGTAAGGAAGTATGAATTTTCGCATCATTTCTTCTATGTAAAGGCCTTTATTTTCAACCATTAGCTCAAATAAAGAACCTGCCTGTCCGCCAAGGTAAGCGCCAAGCGAGTAAGGTGTGCCGCTTGGCAAGGTTTCGCCTCTCAAAGCTTCAGGCGTTGAGGTAATCTCTTTTGATAAGCTGTGCCATTGTTGTCCGAATGCCTGCATTGCCGCTATATCCGGTTTGTTATTGAGTTGCGTAAGCGGCTGGTTTTGGGCGTGTGTCAGAATATCGCCATTTTCAATCTGAGTCAGAACGTTCTTGCCGACAAAGTTTCCATCCGAGGTCTGGAAGATAATCTTTGAGGCCAAATCAAGCTGGTCTTTGATTAACTTCGCCGAGTGATTAACCATCCATTGAGATTGAAACAGATATTTAACCGCCCCGTTTGAAAGCGTCTGGCCTTTTTCTTCTATGAGATGAGTAAGCATATACGGACTTTGCTTCTCACGGCCCGAATAAAGCGTGTAATCGTCGTAAGTATTCCTGCCCCGCTTTGAAACAAAAGAAATGGCGTGCATTTGCTGTTGATAAGTCTGTTCGTCTTCTTCTTTATCGGTCAGGTAATAAAGAGGAAGCTCGCCGTGGATTTCATAAACTTCTATGTAATCAGCTTTTTGGTCTATCTGCTGTCCGGATGTGGTCTTTCTCGGCCCCTTGCTTGCAATAAGCTGTTCAACCATATCCCTGTTATAGCTTTTATTCTGCCTCAACTGGGCTGGAGTAAAGTATAGTTTTTCAATAACCGGATTGTGTTCAAAATCCACCGGATCAACTATGAGTTGGCTCCACGGTATTGTTTCAGGATATAGCATGCCATCTTTTTCCACGAACTTAATCACCGACGAGCCGTGAGAAGCTAAAACAAGCCCCCAATCGTTTAGGAACTTCCCGAAGTTTGTTTTACGCATCCAGTTTTGTAGGTGTATGGATGCAAGAAAAGCCATTAGATAATGCGCGACTTTACTGCTTTTTATTCTTATGTTTTTACGGTCTATGTCGGTAGCCCGGAACCACAAATTCCTAACCGCTATGACTATATTGAAAAATGGTTTTAATCTTCCTAAAGTATCCTCCTCGCCAGATATGTGCTTGGAATTAAGGTATGCGTCAATAGTATCCAAGTCTTCTTTCATGCTAAAAGAAACATAAGCTGATTTTTCAGTTGTACCGTCTTTGAAGTTAGATTCCGCTTGACGAACTATTGAACAAATTGATTCCAATTCATATTCACCGAATTTTTTTAATTACCTGAACAATTATATCACATTTAATCTATTTTTTCAAATTATTTAGTGCTATCTCTCGCTATTCGTTCTCGTTTGATATCGAACTGATGCTTAATTTCTCTTGATATTTCCGGCTTAAAATCTCTCATAAATAAGGCATAACGCAAAGCATCAAGCGCGTGATCATGTTCCTTAATCGGATTTTCATTAAGATTATCCTCATCGTGAGAATACATTTCAAACTCTGATATAAGATTAACGCACTGCTTGTTGACTTTTAATCTGCTATTTATTAAAAGCTCTCTAACCTTTTGAATACCTGACTCAATGCTATCCTTGCCCTTGCTTACTTCTCGGACATTTATATTTCTTTTCCGCAATTCTTCAATGCCGTTAGTGCTCTCCGGATCGGGATATACCGCCTCAAAACTGCAGGTGGCGACATAATCAGCGAGTATTGCCTCGGTTCGTTCTCGTTTATACCACTCGTCTTCAACAAAATACATCTCGCCATTAGTAAAAATATGAAGCACAGCGGCTGGATTCCTGTATCCAAAATCAATGCCGGCGATTTTACTCCAAGTTCCTTGCGGCAGTTCATCGTATAAGTGTTTTTCTCTTGAAAACTCTTTATAAACCAATCCGCTTGTTTTCTGAAACGAAGCCATATACTCCTGTAAAAACTGCTCTTGTGAAAGTTCTTTTTTGGCTTTTTCTATTTCTTCAACTGGAATATGAGGATTGTCGTAAGTCGTGAAGTGGAAGGTTTTGTAATCGGTATCTTTTAGTTCAAGGTTGCCTAAATCATACCAATGATTATACCCATTTGGGGTTGAGATAAACAACGCTTCGCCTTTGGTATCGGTCAATGTCGGTCTTAATACTTCCTGCCAGCCAGTCCAGAAGTTCCTCATGCTTGCCACTTCATCTAACACAATAAAATCAAACTGCATTCCCCTTAATGTTTCAACGGATTCCCAGCCACGCAAGAATACGATTGATTCTTCATTGTCTTGGGTTTTAATTCTTAACTCTAAGCGTGATTCGTTGGCTTGGATAATTGCCCTGCCAAAATCTCGCTTTATCATTTCCCACGCTATATCTCTTGCTTGGGCATACGTAGTGGCTATATAAGCGCACTTTGTTGGCTTAGCAATAGCAACGCCTTTGATTTCTTCAATGGCAAGAGTGCTTTTCCCCCATCTCCGGCCACAATTAAGAACTCTAAAGCGGTGTAAGTCATTTGCTACTTGGTCTTGTTTTGGATGAAGTAGCATTCTTCTTTTTTAAATACGTATTTAGTTTTTTATTTATCACTCTTTGATTGTGGAGTAATAGATTAAGTTTATCGGCTATATTGTCGTTGAGTAACGCGCTATCGAAAATTTTATAAATTAGTTCTTTTGTATAATTAGGAGTAAGAACTTTATCATAACAGGGGAACTCTATAAGTTTTTTGCTATTCTTTTTTATTTTCATTTCTTTTTATCCCTCTTTTTTTTGCTATTATTTCACTTATTTCAACTATTAAAGGATTATTCGGGTCGCCCTCAAAAACATCGTGAGCTTTCCCAAAATACCTATCCAACAAATCTTTATAAAAAGGATAATTCCCGTCTTTGGCTTCTGAATATCCGCGCTTAATCAAAATCTGCCAAACTTCACTTTTGGTTATTTTATTGGCTTTGGCTATTTCATCAACCGCTTCGTCCATTAGGGTAGAAAAGTTTTTTGTGCCTTCTGGTCTACCACCGCCCGGATTGCCTTCTTTGAACTTCTTTGTTTCAGGGTCTAAGAATTCATCCGCTCTCGATTCTTTGTCGTTTTTAATCGTTGACTTTTGCGGCTTTGTTTTTTGTGTAATCATTTTTTGAAATGTATTTTACGATGGCATTTAACACATAATGTAATGCCATTATCTAAATCATATCTTGATTCTTTATTTTCTGCGAAACCCTTAATATGATGAGCGTTTATTTCTATTCGTTCTCCTTTTTTACTTCTCTTACCACAATCCCAACAAGTGAAGTTATCTCTGACAAAAATCGTATCTCTCCATCGTTTATATTCCATTTTCGCTCTTGCTCTTTGCGTTTCTCTTGATTTTCCACCTTCCCAAGCAGGATGCTTTTCTCCTTGTAGATATTCAACCTTACATTTATTAGAACAAAAGATTCTATTTAATCTTTCAATTGGGCCGAACTTACGGCCACACTTTTTACATTCTATAAAAGTTTGGGGTCTGAATCTTAATCGTCTTACTCTCTTACATCCTTCCGAACATATTCCTTTCAATCTTCTTATTTGCCTAAATTCTTCCCCACATTCAATACATCTCTTATCTAAAATTGTATTTTGATATTTTAATACTCTTGCTTCTGATGGCATTGTGTAATTATACCATCTCCTAATAAATTATTCAACTTTTAATGGTTCTATCCCACTATAATCTTGAAACCTTTTAAGAATCACATCGCAATACTTTGGGTCTATCTCCATCCCATAACATATCCTATTTGTTTTCTCACAAGCGATTAAAGTTGAGCCAGAACCGAGGAAAGTATCAACTATAATATCATTTACCATTGA